TTGACTTTGTGACGATCAACGACAAACCCGGGGTAGTGTCCCAGAGAGATATCGTGAAGCGGACGACGCAGGTCCCCCAAATGGGCCCCTGGATTGCCTTTAAGATTGCTGATATGGCCGAGCGCGTTCTAGGTCGCCCTGTTACGTTCTCCAATCGTATCGTAACCCTATACCGCGACCCGCGAAAAGGGGCAGAGATGGCGATGCCTCTGTTGGGAGTGGACAACCCAGAGAAGGTAGGACCGATCTTCCTTGAGGCCTACCGCTATATGGACGCCCCTCCGCGTCTGGATCGCAAAGTCAATATACAAGAGGTGGAGACCGTCCTCTGTAAATGGAAGAGCGCCAGGAACGGGCGCTACAAGATCGGGACCGACACAAAACACCTTCGATCTTCTCTGAGTAATTGGGGAGACCTCGCCAGCTCTCTCCAAGACTTCGTCCCCCGCAAGTAAAACCGCTTGCCCGGCGCGGCTTAGAGAAGTAAAGTCCCCCTAGAACCTAGAAAGAGAGAACCATGAAACTCATCAACGTAAGAGGAACGAACGGAACCGGCAAGTCAACGGCAATTCGAACCTTCCTCCAGCACGAGCCCGCCAACTTCTCCGGTAACGAAAATTCGCCGGTGAAGAAGATCGACCTCCACTACTATACCGAAGAGATGAAGACCGGGACGAAAGACCGGTTTGTCGAAGGGTACGCCAATAATGACGACCTTGTGATCGTCGTCGGCGACTATTCGACAATGGCTGGAGGTATGGATAAAATTAAGAAATTCGAATACGCCTTCGCCGCGATCCGAAAGGCCGTCGAACTTGCTGAGCTTCACGAATTCAAGGCAGTTGTATTCGAAGGTATCCTCGCCTCAACCGTCTGGGGCTCTTGGGGAGCCTTCGCTGCGGAGATGCGCGACGAGGGTCATGAGTTTATTTTCATGGGACTAGAAGTCCCGCTCGACGTCGCCCTTGCCCGCATCCAACGACGCAACGGAGGTAAGCCTGTGAACGAGGAACAGGTCGCTGCTAAGATATCGGCGGTTGAATCCTCCCTTCAGAAAGCAGCAACCGCTGGTTTCCGGGTTGAAACCTGTATTGTAGACGAGGACCTGGAAGACGCTGGCCACAATACGATTATTGCGAACAGTCCGCAAGGGAACTTCTTGCGCGACATAGTCAACGGAGAGCCTCATGTCGGATAACGAAAAAGCTATCGGATCAGCTTTTGCTCCCGGCCCTCTTTGGGCTTGGATGGAAGAGCGCCACGCGATCTATATCCGGAAGAGTATCCGGGAGGGGATCGACCCAGGGACACTATACGTCCCGGAGGAGGCCGATCTCGAAGAAGCCGACCCGGATCACTTTGCTTTACACCCAAAAGGGACCTCGTTCACTCGGGACGCAGTCCTCGCCGAGGGTCGCTTCTGTAACGTCTTCCGCGAACTGGATACGGTTACAATCTGGGTCAGGGAGAATATCCGGGAGCCCTTCGCGGATCATCCGAACCTGTGGATCATGCTGGCAATTGCTCGGTACATCAACTGGCCGCCAACCTTAGAAATGTTGATCAATACCCCCGGGGCTTGGCCGCTCGCCTCCGATTGGGACCCAGCTGACATGGGGGATGCCCTCGACACCTATCAAGCGAAAGGGGTCAAAGTTTATACTGGGGCCTACATGATCAGAGCCGAAAGCAATCGGAAGGCAGAATGGTACAACTGGACCAAGAATCAGTATATCGCTCAGATCGTGATCGGACGTCTCTGGAAAGAGCGCGGCCACTTTGGTGAGTTATTCGCCTGTAAGGAGCTCAAGCTAAAAGAGGTCTGGGAAAGCCTTGCTAAAGAGAAAGACTTCATCGGTTGGGGGCCGTTCATGGCCTATGAAGTCGTCACTGACCTACGCCATACCCGCTATCTCGAAGAGGCACCGGATATCTACCAGTGGGGCAACGCCGGACCCGGTGCTCTTCGGGGTCTCAACCGTCTCCGGGACCTTCACCACAACACAGCCCTTAATCAGTCAACGGCTTCCGCCCTCATGCGCGAGCTACTCGATCTCGCCCGAGAGCGCGGCCACGAGGGTAAATGGGCCAGCTGGTTCCCTTGGGGCGATCTCGAAATTCGTGATATTGAGCACTCCCTTTGTGAAGTCGATAAGTGGCTCCGCATGAAACGTGGCGAGGGTAAGATGCGAGCCAAATATATTGAAGGGAGGGGATACTGATATGATCTATTCATCCTACAAGAACCTGAAGCCTAGCCGGGAGCCAGACTTCTTGATTGGGCCAAACAAAGACGACCCCTATATGCGGCGTTGGTGGCTGATCCCTCGGAACACTGAGTTCAATATCTACTACCACGAAGTGCTCCACGACGATGATGACCGGGCACTTCACGACCATCCTTGGCCGTCGATCTCGCTCTGCACCAAAGGCCGTATGGCCGAGGTGCTTCCGAGCGGAGAGAGCAGAGTTGTTAAGGAAGGAGACGTTGTCTTTCGCCCTCCAACTGACGCCCACCGCCTTGAGCTTATTCACGGCGAGCCCTGTGAAACGTTGTTTATAACGGGTCCCCGTATCCGCGAATGGGGCTTTCACTGCCCTAAGGGCTTCGTTGAGTGGACCGACTTCGTGGATCCAAATAATCCAGGCTCGCCTGGTCGTGGTTGCGGAGAGATGAGTTGACCGATTGGTTTGGATATATCCTGCTCGCAATCTGTGGCGTACTAGCGTTTATTCCTATTCGCTGGGACCCCGCGATCAAAATGAAACTTTGGCTTGAAAGGAAGTCTAAGAAATGAGATCATACAACTTCAGAAACGTCGAAGAGGCGCTCCCGGAAATGCTACGGGCGATTGAGCGCCTAGGTGTTGAACGCCCAAGCCGTAACGGCCCAGTGCGCCAGTTCGATCAGGACGTCGCGATCCGGTACGAGAACCCAACAGAGCGGGTTCTGTTCTTCCCGGAGCGGGATGCCAACCCTTTCTTCCACTTGGCCGAGTGTCTTTGGATGATTGCAGGACGCAATGATGTCGAGTTCCCAGCTCGATTTGTGAAGAACTTCGGTCAGTTCTCTGATAACGGAAAAACATTCAACGGGGCTTACGGCTACCGCTGGCGCTTCCACTTCGAGACGTCCGACGGCTACCCTATCGACCAGATACAGACGATTGTTCAAGCGTTGAAGAAGGACCCGACCGGTCGTCGTCTTCTTATCTCTATGTGGGACGGCCACCACGACTTTGGTCTGAACTCGAAAGACATTCCCTGTAACCTCTTAGCGATCCCGAAGATCGCTCCGAACGGGAAGCTAGACCTCACTGTCTTCAACCGGTCCAATGACCTTATCTGGGGCGCTCTTGGAGCGAACGCGGTTCACTTCTCGTTCCTCCAAGAATACCTAGCCGGTCTGATCGGCGTCGAAGTCGGGGCCTATACTCAGGTAAGCACTAATATGCATGCTTATACAGAGTTGGGCGGTATGTGGGATAAGTGCGCCCCTCTGATTGACCTTACGACGAAGATGGAGCCGTTCAGGGGACGCTATTCCAGGGGAACGGTCTCGGCCCTTCCAATCTTCTATAATAACGCCTCGACCAACGACCAAGTTTGGCGCGAGGATATTGGGATGCTGATTGAAGAAGGTCCCGTTGTTGGGATACGCATCCCCTGGCTTCGTCGCGTAGCTATCCCGATGCTTATGGCCCACCAGCATTATTCTGAAGGCGAGGGTTTGGACCGCTACGACGGGGCGATTGAGATCGTCTCCCAATGTCAGTCTGAGGACTGGAAACTCGCTGCTACTGAATGGCTGGAACGTCGCCGCCAGGCAGCAATTGATAAGGGGCTGGCCTAATGGTAGCGACAGATGCTCAAAGGCTTCGGGACATACGGGAAGGCAGCTATGTCGAACGTTGCCACACGAAGCCTCATATCGGAAGCTACAACAACGGCTTCCACACCTACGGTATGCTCTCCGCTTGCCTCCTGCTCCATCCTGGGCCTTCTCTGGCTCTACTCCGGGCGATCTCACTTCACGACACCTCCTCGGAGCGCGTCGTTGGGGATATGCCGCACGGCGGCAAGAAGGGCTTTCCTGAACTCGGGGCGGCTTACGAAGACGCCGAGGATTCAGTCCGGGAGGAGCGCGGTCTCCAAATACCCGATCTGAACCCGACAGAGGCGCGTTGGCTCAAGTGGCTCGACCTCCTCGACTTCTGGTGGTGGACCCAAGAACAGGAGAAGTTGGGTTCTCGTACCTACATCAAGGACCAAGAGGCGTGTGATCACATGATCGCACTCGGCTGGAACGATATCCCGCCGGAGCTTCAGCATGTTCTTCTCGATTGGTCTGGAGAAACAAAGGAATGGACACGTGGATAAGTTTGACCCCCAAGGCGAAGGATATCTCGCCGAACTCGACCAGATTGCTCGCGACGACGTAGCCGGTCTGAAGAAAGCCCAAGCGAGCTACGGGAACAGTTGGAAATCCCGTGGCGGCGTCGGAGCTTTCATGATGTTAGCTCGGAAGTGGGACAGGCTTGAGAACCGGTTGAAGAGAGTTGTCGCGGGAAGCCCAATCAAGAACGAGGCTCCCGGGGCGAACCGATACGACATCTTTGAGCACGTCGAAGCGGATCAGCGATCCGAGGGCGTGATCGACGATATCCGCGACCTCCGCCGCTACCTCCTGCTAGTCGAGAGCGACCTTGTCGCCCGAGGCTTCGGGGCCACTCACCGCGACAACGCTGAGGACAGCGAGAAGGCGGCTATGAACGCTCACCTACGTCTAGCAGCTGGGGGATACGCTCCTCCGATCCAAGGGCGGGTTCAACCTACCAGTGTTGAGGTCGTTGCCCCTCCACAAAGAGAGGAGAGCGCTATTGAGCGCCGTCTTCGCGAATTGAAGGAACTTCGCCTTTCTCAGGAAGAGGAGGGTAATGTGGTTGAGGGCTTTGGATTGGTCGATCACCCTTCCCCCTTCGGATACAACGAAGCGGAAGAAAAGTAATGGCGAAGAAGACTGACTCTGGTCTTCAACTTCCGATGTTTGAGCCGGAATGTGACTGGGTTCCCCCTGATCTAAACGATTTGCCTGACTGGTCGCGTTTTAACCGTGTCTGCGTAGACGTTGAGACTTGCGATCCCCAACTAAAACAGTTGGGGATCGGAGTTCGGCGCGGCGGGTACGTGACAGGCATATCTTTCTCCTGTCAGGTGAAGGGCGAGCCTATCGGTCGAGGCTACTATCTACCGATCAGACACTTTGGCGGGGACAACCTCGACATTGACCAAGTCTGGCGTTATCTCCAGGAGAACGCCAAGCGGTTCCGAGGCGAAGTTGTCGGTGCGCGGCTCGACTACGATCTCGACTACCTATGGGAGAACGGCGTTGTGTTTCCGCAGGTCGAGTTCTACCGAGACATTCAAATTGCCGACCCCCTTATCAACGAGCTTCAATTCAGCTACTCCCTGATCAATATCGGGAAGCGTTGGGGTGTGGAGAGTAAAAGCGAGCAGCTACTCCGCGAAGCCGCAGCGATCTACGGGGTCGATCCGAAGAAAGAGATGTGGAAACTCCCGGGGCGGTTCGTTGGAACCTACGCCGAGCGGGACGTGACGAGCCCTCTTGAAATCCTTGAGAAGCAGGAAGTCAAACTGCTTGAGAAAAACCGTTGGGGACGCTCTCGCTCCGATATCTGGGACGTTGAGTCAAAGGTCCTCCCGATCCTCGTCAAGATGAGACGCCGAGGCGTCGCCGTCGATTGGGAGAAGATTGACCAGATAGAGAAGTGGAGCCTAGACCGGGAACGTTGGAGCCTAGATATCGTCGCCCGGGAGACCGGAGTTCAGGTTGGCGTCGGGAACGTCAACAACTCGGAGGCTATGGGCCGGGCAATTGAAGCCTTCACCGGGGAGGAGCTACCTCTGACGACCCAAGGTCAGAAGGAGGTCACCCAAGACACATTCAAGAGGATCGGCGGAAAGGTCGGTTGGGCACTCGCTAATGCTCGGAAGGTCAACAAGCTCCGGACGACGTTCGTTGGGTCCCTTCGGACGTACCAAGTCAACGGTCGTATCCACTGTACATTTAACCAGATCGCCCGGGAGACCGAGGCCGGAGAACAGAAGGGTGCTCGCTACGGTCGTTGTAGCGCCGTGAACCCGAACCTCCAGCAGCAACCATCCCGCGACTATTTCGCAAAGATGTGGCGCTCAGTCTACATACCCGACGAGGGAGGTCTCTGGTGCTGTAACGACTATTCCCAGCAGGAGCCTCGCTGGACGACCCATTTCGCTGCCGAGATGAATCTACCAGGAGCGAGAGCCGCAGCCCAAGCCTACCACGATAACCCGAAGCTGGACAATCACGACTTCATGGCGAAGCTGACCGGCCTCCCTCGGAAGAGCGCCAAGAACTTGTATCTTGGTCTCTGCTACGGCGAGGGCGGAAAGAAGCTATGCCTCGATTTGGGTCTTCCAACCCGTTGGTGTGTAGCCTACCGCGACGGACGCCACCGCGTTCAGGAGTTCTTTGAGGACGGCTACGACGCGGCTATGCGTCGGGGAGAGATCGGTGAAGGCTTTGTCTACGAGACCGCTGGAGAAGAAGGGCAAAGGGTCATCGACACGTTCGACGACCGGGCTCCGTTCATCCGTAAGCTGGCCAAGGAGGCCGAGAAGCAAGCGAAGTCGGTCGGCGAGGTTCGGACGATCCTCGGACGGGTCCTAAACTTCGAGAAAGACAGCCGAGGCAACTACGACTTCACGCACCGAGCTTTGAACCGGATCATCCAAGGATCGTCTGCCGACCAGATGAAAAAGGCGATGGTTCAAATTGATGCGGAGGGCTACAACCTTCAGCTACAGGTTCACGACGAAACCGACTGTACAGTTGGCTCAGTAGCAGAGGGCGTTGCCATCGGTAAAATTATGACAGACGTCGTCCCGGGTCGAGTACCGTTCCGGGTTGATACGGAAATCGGTCCCAATTGGGGCTATATTAAAGAGGTCGAGCAGTGATGCAAAAGCTATGGAACCAGTTCAAGATCACCAAGTGGTCCCGGTCTAAATTTGGTCGGAGCGATAGCCTCCAGATTGCGATCAGGGCAAACACAGAGATGGCGGAGCTACTCACCGCCCTCTACAATGATAAACGAGCGGAGGTCCGGGGCGAAGCTGCGGACGTTCTGATCATCCTATTCCAAGTGGCTGAGGAAGAGGGCTTCGATCTGCTCGAAGAGGTAGAAAAGAAAATGGCTATCAACGTTACTCGCCGCTGGGCGAAGACCAAGTCAGGAGACTACCAACATGTTTAGCCATTGGGATAAACGCTTTGCTAACCTCGCCGCCGCCGTAGCTGTCTGGTCGAAGGACCCCTCAACCCAAGTCGGGGCGGTCATTACTCGTCCAGACAAGAGTGTGGTCTCTACCGGCTTTAACGGTTTCCCCCGGGGCTGTAACGACGACCCCGGTCTCTACGACCACCGTCCTACCAAGTATGCTCGGGTGGTTCACGCGGAGCTCAACGCGATCCTAACCGCCCGAGAGCCTCTCCATGGCTATACAATTCACGTGACACATTTCTGCTGTAACGAGTGCGCCAAAGCGATCATCCAGTCCGGGATCGCCCGGGTCGTTGCTCCCCTCCCCTCTGGAGCTATGGCAGAACGGTTCGAAGAGAGCTTCGGCCACGCGACGATCATGCTTGAAGAAGCTGGGGTCGAGATCGAACTTTATGGCGACTGAGACAGACGACCGGGCTTGGATTGTAAGAAAGTTATCGCACCGTCACGCGATCCCGGTCGAGAACCCAGCGAAGCCCGGAACGCCCGACGTCAACTACGACGGAGGGTGGATCGAGATGAAGCACCTGAAGGCTTGGCCCAAGCGACCAACGACGGCGATCAAAATTCCGACCTACACGTCCCAGCAACGGGTATTCGCCCGACGCCGAGACGCTTGCGGCGGAAAGATTTTCTTTCTACTCGTCGTAGGCTACGAATGGGCGCTAATGGACGGTCTTTGGGCTGCCGACAACATTGGAACCGCGACCCAGGCCGAGATCAGGCGCAATACGATCTACCTCTGGGATCAAAAACCAACGCGAAAGGAGTTGGACGAATGGCTATAGAGCAATTGACCTACGGAGAAGCTGAGGCGACGCTGCGGCGGCGATTAGCGATGAAGCTCCCCCGAACAAATGGGCGGCTGGCGACCGATAAAGTACAAGTTGCCTCTCCGCTAATTCATGCTATGGTCGAGGATGGGCCTGAGGTTCTGGGCGACTATGAGATCGCCTGGGTCTATCGCAAAAGATCAGGCTTGACCCAGGCCGAAGTCGCTTCTATGATTGGACGCTCGCGCCTTTGGGTATCACGAATGGAAAGCGGTCTCGAAGAGCCCTCCGAGCTGATTGAGTACTGGGAGACAAACTAAATGAAGACCGTCGAACCACGCTCAGATGTGGCGATCAAATTCCTCAAGGCTATGTTTCCGAAAGGTCCTTGGCTTCTTGTCTCTATAGACCCAGAAGAGCGAGCAAACCTACATGCTCAGACTTTCGGACCTAAAACAGTCAAGGACTGCGAGGCCTACCTCCAGCTTCATAACGGGAAGCACAACCTCTATTTCCACGTGAACCCGGTTATGGCGGCTATGTCGAAGAAGGCTCGCCGGGAAAACATAAAGTCAATGATTCAGCTACACGTGGACGTCGATCCGCGCAAGCCCGATCCGAAATTCGACGACGTTGAGCGAGCCGCTTTCCTGAAGGAGGAGCAAAAGAGAGCTTTTGAACTCTTGATGTCCGGTCGTCCCAAGGCAGTTCCAGAGCCGACCTACGTTGTGTACTCCGGCGGCGGGTACCAAGCCTTTTGGTCGCTCAAAGAACCGATCCCAATCGACGGTGATATCGAGAAGGCGGAAGAAGCTAAGCGGTACAACCAGCAGTTGGAGAGTATCTTCAAGGCAGATCACTGCCACAATATCGACCGCCTGATGCGGCTCCCGGGCTCTATCAACGTACCCGACGCGAAGAAGCGCTCTGTTGGGCGAGTTCCTGCCCTAGCTACTGTCGTATTCGAGAATACCAAGAACCGATACGACATATCAAAGTTCAAGAAGGCGGTTGATCCAGGCGTCCACGGAGCCGGTCTCAAGAGCGAGGTTGACAGCGTTCGGATTGACACGGGGAATATTGAGCGGGTATCTATCGACGACCTCAAGGCCTCTTATGAAGGCATTCCACCGTATATCCTCGGGATAATCGTCCAAGGCGACGAGATCGACGAGGCGCGGAAGCAGAAGAAGATAGACGAGGGGAAGGATACCAGCCGGTCGGCCTACCTTTTCGAGGTTGTTTGCGCTCTCGTCCGAGCTGAGGTCCCCGACCAGACAATCTACGCGATCATTACCGATCCGACCCTTGGGATCGGCGACGCGGTCTTATTGACTAAGAACGGGAAGAAGCTCTCGGCTATAAACGCCCACAACTACGCTGTGCGCCAGATTGAACGGGCCCATGAGTTCACCTTCAATCCAGCACTCTCGGAGATGAACCTGAAGCACGCCGTCATTGGTAACGCTGGAGGACGTTGCGAGGTGATTGAAGAGGTCTGGGACCCAGCTATGGAGCGCCACGCCCTAACCTTCCAGAGCTTCGCTGCGATCCGGAACCGGTACGACAATCAGAGGGTCCTGATCGGTAAGGACGCCAAGGGGCTAGACGTCTTCGCGCCTAAGGGCTCTTGGTGGCTTAACCAAGCTACCCGTCGCCAGTACGACACGATCACATTCTCGCCTACGGACGAGGTCAAGGGGGCCTATAACCTATGGCGTGGTTGGGCGGTTCAGCCGCTCCCTGGTGAAAAGCACGATCAGTTCCTCGACCATATCAGAGAGAACATCTGCGACGGGAACGAGGAGCATTCAGAATATCTCCTTAACTGGATGGCTCGCAACGTTCAGTTCCCGGCCTCGAACGGTCAAGTGGCGGTCGTTCTAAGGGGCCAACGCGGGACGGGTAAGTCTCAATTTGCCGAGCACTTCGGAACGCTCTTCGGTCGTCACTTCCTCCACACTTCAGAGAGTCAGCACCTCGTCGGCCACTTCAACCAACACCTCCGAGATTGCCTCCTGCTGTTCGGCGACGAAGCCTTCTTCGCTGGTGATAAGAAGCATGAAGGTGTGCTGAAGACCCTTGTGACCGAAAAGCATATGATGTACGAGAAGAAGGGGCAGGACCCTATGCCGGGGCCGAACTATATTCGGCTGATCCTCGCCTCGAACTCTGATTGGGTCATTCCCGCTGGGGAGCACGAGAGACGCTTTTTCGTACTGGATTGCGGTACTAAACGCCGACAAGACAACGCCTATTTTAAGAAGTTGTCTGAGGATATGAAAGACGGCGGCTATGAGTCATTGTTGTTCTATCTCCTTAACCGGGACATAAAGGGCTTCGAGGTTCGCAACTTTCCAAGGACCGAAGCTCTCCGAGATCAGCAGCGTCAGAGCCTTAACACGGACACTGACTTCTGGTTCCAGAAGCTGGTTGAAGGACGTCTATTTCCGGAGGACGCTGAGTGGCGCTTGGAGGTTCCAATCAAGAGCTTCTATTCTGAGTTCCGCCGCGCTTATCGCGGAGTGAGCCGAGCTGAGATGATGAGCGAGCGATCCTTCGCGAACCTAATGGCGAAGAAGGGCCTGAAGAAGCTTGGCCAAGCCTACAACCGGCCCTTGTCCTACCGAGACCACAACGGCGAGGACGTGACGATTGACAGTCCTATGATGTACGAGGTCCCGTCGTTGAAAGACGCTCGGGCCGCGTGGGAAAAGCTCCTCGGCGAAGTCGATTGGGGCGGAGTTATGAAAGCGAAGGAAAATGCCCAAGAAGAGGAAGACCTCCCTGGCTTCTAACCCGAAGCCCCGCGATCCGTCCAGTTGGGCTCGGTCGCGGGGTTGGTTACGCCAGCGGTTAATACCCAACAAGAAGAAAGATATGAGGCGCGGGGCCCAGAATAAAAGGCAATTCTTTGATCTGGAGTAAATTAATTGTCCGGGCGGGGTTTACTTCTTCGGTCTTGTTGCTTAGATAAGGGCCACAAGATCAGAAAAGGAGACGACTAAATGACCAACCTAGCTCTCAACCTAGCTCTCACCCTAGAATACCCGAGCGAGACGTCGATCAGAGCAATCATTATAGACCTCGACGCAGACGGGGACGGGACTGGCCACCAAAGCGTCCGGGATATCGCAGAGTGCGACACTGAGGACGGTCTTTGGGTCTGGATTGCTGACAACTATCCGAACCTCAATACCGTTCTAGTAGACGGGGAGCCAGTCGCGGCAGATTGTCTAACGCTCCGCGAGGCGGCTGAAACCTCTTTCCCGCGCGGGAGTAACCTCGAATTAGCAGACGCCCTTCTCCGTGGAGCCTTAGCTCTCGTACCAACCAAAGGCGACTTCCGGGACTTCTCAGACAGCGACCTCTCAGCGTCAGCGAGACTTTTGGTAGCCTCTGCCATAGAGGTTGAGCGTCTTCTCGATCTCAAACCTAGCGAAGACCGCCTCCGCCTCCGTCGCAACACGGCTATCAATCGGGCCGGGAGCCTCTACCGCCACTGGCTGAACCACTTTCTTCATACGACGGCGACCCCAGGGATCAAAGAGGTCCTCGTTCAGACAGACCAGTGGATCAACGTCACCGCCTCTAAGAAGTAATTTACCTGTAAGGCCAGAAAACACTTTACTTCTGCGAACGGGGAAAGTAAGATCGAAGATAGAAAAGGAGACTTACTCAATGTCACAGTTTACAATCATCTCAGCCGTTTCAATCGCTCTCGCCCTTGTTGCTGTCAACTATATCGGTTCAGGCCTAGGCGACGCTCTGGCCGACGGTATCGCCAACATGGACATCGGTGTTTTCGGAGCGAAAGAAACTGGCGCCAAGTTTCTCGACGTTTCCAACAACGTAATCAAACGGTAAAATCATGAACAACACACGGCGTAAAGCCCTCAAACAGGTCGAGATCAACCTAAAAGCTAAGCTCGACCAACTCTTCGAAGAGGCAAAGGGTGAACTTGAAACCCTCCGCGACGAGGAAGACGAAGCTCTGGAGAACCTCCCAGAGAGCCTTCAGTTGGCTGACCGAGGCTGCGCTATGACGGACGCTATCAACGAGGTTGACTACGCCATTGACTCTCTCGACGCGGAAGAGGTTCTCAGCGGCTTCTCAAGCTATATTGAGGACGCTACGATTTGACCCCGTCCTCTTTACTTTTAGCCTAGCCAGGACGATCCTCGGTAAAATTACTAATACGAAATTGCTTACAAACGAAAGCAAAACTCCCGTCACCAAATGTGGGGGCACATTGAAAGAAGGACTACATGAAGAAACTGTTTTTGACAACCGCAATCTTGCTAACGCCGACCTTGGCTGGCGCAGGATCATTTAACCCGGCACTGGAAGACCCAGTCGTCGTTCTCGACCCCAACACTCCCTCGGACAGACGTTGCCGTATTTTGTTTGGGCTGTTGCCTTGCTCGACCGGGTCTGTTACCGACGAGACCTTTGGGGATGACAATAGTGATGAGGGTTATGACCCAAATCCCCCGGAAACTGAATCCCCTGTTGACGACGATCCTGTTGACGACGATCCTGTTGACGACGATCCAGACGTCCCAGACGAAGACGACGATTGGGAACGTGAAAAGCCGGATCGCCCGGGCAACGACCGCCCCGACCAAGGCGGAAACAACGGCTGGGGTAACGGCGACCAAGACGCTCCCGGCGGCTCAGGTGGTCATAACAACGCAGAAAACAACTCAGGCGGAAATGATCGCCCGGGCAACAGCGGAGGTCGTAAGTAAATGACTATTCTGGGTGGGGGCACCTATTACCTTTTTCACTTTGCCGTGGGTGCTGTACTGATCCACGTCGTAGCGAATAACGCAGAGAAGAACGGGGACGATATGAACGTCCTCGCAACCATCTCTATCTTAGTTTTCTGGCCGATCTTGTTGCCAATAGCCGTAATCTTGGTGGTTGCAGCGAAGATCGCCTCCCAAATGAAAGGCTGACTGACATGTCAACTATAGACGCCGACCTCTCCGCTATCGGGAACCAAGCCGCCAAGATCATTAGCGTTTCCCACGTTGGGACGGTACAGCTGGCGATCCAGGAGGCCCATTGGTTGGCCCAGGCGGCTCAACAGAACTCGGATACAATCCGGAACGCTCTGGCCACCAATAAGGTTCCTCTAGCCGCGATCCGCGAGAGCGAGGCAATGGCTGACGGACTGGCGGTCCTAGCCCAGAAGGCAATTCGAGCGTTCAACGAACTCGCAAAGGTTGAAGCCGAGCGCCAAGCGCAGGAAGACAACGGTATCCCCGGGCAGTAGCCTCGGGAAGCCTACCCTAGAAAAGGAGAAAAGAACATGCTAACTCATGAACAACTCAGGGTTTACAAGAAGCGGGCTAGGGCCTACCGCAAAGTACCTCTTTTAAAGCTCTGGTGGAAAGCCGACCGGTGGCCCTGGCAGTATCGGATCGGGATCGCTAACCACCCTGACGACATGGGCAAGCCCTACGGCTGGAAGATACGGACCGGAGGTCTAGGGCGCTTCGGCGGAGGCTGGGAGTGGTCTCTCGGTATCGAGGTTGGCGGCTCAACGACGATCCTCAACCTCGTGTACGGGACCATTCGTATTACCACCGATGATCCGGTTGCCGCCGAGCGGAAGCGGGTCCTCGAACGGGTGAAGCGTGACCAGGAACGCAACGAGAAGCAACGGCTGGCTCAGAAGGGGGCTCTCGACACCTACGTCGCCCCGCAGCGGAAGAAGGGGCCTATAGACCATAAGGGGCGTACCCCTTCTGACTACAACTACGGGGACTGCGGGTTCTAGCGTTAAACCCCTACCAAACATAACGGCCATAGCAGGTCATCAATATTAAAATCGGAGAAAATCATGGACACCAATCGGCCAAGCCCCCTACCAACCCAGGAGCAGATAAAGCAGGATCAGATGAAACGCCGAGCGGCTAAGATTGATAGCCAAAATCGTGAGCATGAAGACCAGGCGATCCTCTTGTTGGCTAGCATAGGAAAGTTTATGAAGTCCCGCCGTCGGATCGTCCGGAAGTCCCGGGCCGAGCTTGAGGCAACACCGATGGAGGGTTTTCTGTCTTGGTGGGAGAAGCTCCGCTATGACGGCAACATCGCCCCAACCATGACGGAAGCAGCAAAGGTTCGGGCTATTCGCCGTATGGACCGTTGGCTGACGGCTAACCCAGGGAAGTCGGACCTGGAAGCTCCTATGCATATTCGTCTGAATCTCTCGCTCGCCTTGGGCCTCGTCTAATGCCCCCTGTAGCTGAAAGTCCTAAGCAAAAGCTCTCTCCGGATCAGATACGGCGGCTTCAAGCCGCCTACCTCCGGGCCGTACCTCCGGGGACAATTTGGAAGCACGAAAAGAGCGGTACTGTATACATAGTTATTGACGTTGGCTTCGTCGAAGCCGATCTCTCAGTCGTCGTTGTCTACCGGCAACTGGGGGGCTCGGGTAGTAGCCCCTCTGTTACTTGGACCCGCCCCTGTCATGAGTTCCTAGGCCGCTTCTTTGGCCCTATTACGGAGGACTCATAATGCTCACCGTTATCGTAGCTCGTGAGAACATCTTAATCGCTTCAACGGTCGATATAGGGAAAGCAAGTGCGGCCATAATTGACAACAGTCTTTGTATTACGTTCGGCGACCCCGACGGAAGGCTGTGGCAAGATAGGTCCCTCCTCCCGGGTTACGAGAAGCACCGGCACCAGCTCGGTACTGTTTGGTTGAAAGGCTATTGCTTAGACCGGATTGAAAATCTCCCTCGGATCGGGGCAATGGAATTCGAAGTGGAAGAGTTCCTACAGATAGACCTCAGCCGCCTCCACGAACTTCCGTGGCCAATGTTCCGGGAGGGGGCGAAAGTTGGGAAGGTCGGCTCTATCATCCGTGCTTGTTCTGACCGATGGAAATGCTACTTAGAGCACCTTGATCCCGGCCAAAAGCCGGTCAATCCGAAGATCGCCCTCGCAATACCGAATGTTGTATCAAAACAACTAAACTCAGATGAGTGGCGCACAGCCTTCAAACTTTAAAGGAACAAGAAATGAATATGAAAATACCCTATGCGCAGCTGGATATTGAAACCCTCGGGACCGAAACAGGCTCCGCAATCTATCAGATTGGCCTTCAAATATTTGAATTTGGAACTTGGAAGACCCTCGTCGCCGTCTCCCTCGAAGTGGACGTAACGGCAGAATTGCTGGCTGGGGCATCCGTCGATCCGGAGACTATCCAGTGGCACCGGGAGCGAGGCTACAACCGCCATGAGTCCTCCGTAGTTTACTCCCCGGCGATGGCAATGGATATGATTAGGGAATTACTAGACAATCTCGGCGTCCAATATATCTTCGCAAACTCGCCGAGTTTTGACTGTATTCAGATGGAAGCCTTTGCGAAGCGGCATGGGGAAGAAGGGGCAGTCGGCTCCTTCCGAAACTGGCTAGACCTTCGAACTCTGAAGTGGGTTTACGCTATTGAGTCTGGCTCGCATTGGCAGTCTACCGCAAGCAAAGACCCTCATGAAGCGATAGCCGACTGTTATGCTCAGACGCTCGACGTCCAGGGAATATCCGAGGCCCTTTTCACCGGGTTAAGCGAGATTGAGCGCTCGACTTAAGCTCTATTGGGCTCGGTATAACCGAATTGAGGCGGCTTCCGGGTCGCCTCTCTTTTTACCCATATGATAGGATTTAGGGCTGGGATCGTATGATCACATGATCTGTAAGCCCAAGGAAGTGGGAAGGCTCATGTGTTCATGCGTCATACGATCCGCTTTCAGTTCCGTAGTCTTCATGTATAGTATATCTCTGACTATTTTTAAGTAAGAAGTAAAGAAGTAATGAAAACACAATAGAAATGGACCAAATGACTTCATTCGATTGTAGTTGGGATCGTATGAATCATATGAACACATGAAGAGAGTTTGTTGTGGGCTTGACCCTTGTTCCAACTGCCTCTATGCTCTGATCACGTCGAAACAATCGGAGGCTCTTCGCGAGCGTAGGCGCGAGAGACCACCACGGAGCAAGATACAGTGGCAAAGAAGAAACTCACCAAGGATCAGGAAGAGGCTATCGCAGCCGAGGCGGCTCGGAAGCTACAAGAGCGCCGGGACCGTCAGGACAAGATGTATCAGCCGGACGATTGGAACGACGAATATGACGCCCCGATCTATGGTGGTGTTGTAGGCGACGACGATCCGATCACAGAGCCTGTAGGTGGATGGGGCTCTTGGAGACCGCAGATCAAGGAGCGCCGTATCCCGACGAAGTTTGACGACGCTGCAAAGGGTCGTTGCCTCGCTATGCTTCGTATGGGCCAGTCAATCCCGACCGCAGCTCGGGCGTCCGGGGTCGTACCCTCGACGGTCTATGACCACATGGAGCGGGAGCCAGAGTTTCAGGAAGCTGTGGACGAGGCTCGCGAACACTATAACAAGATCATCTTCAACGAGCTTCAGCGTCGCGTTCTTGAGGGTCTGCCAAAGCCGATAATCGGCGGACCTGATAAGGATACAGTTGTCGCAGTTGTCATGGAGAAGGACAGCAACCTCTTAATGAGCGAGCTTCGTCGTCGTATGCCTGAGTACAACGAGAAGAAAGACCTCAACGTCACCGGGGCAGGAGGCGTTATCGCTCTGCCCGAGACCCCCGCCACTGACGAGGAGCTTCAGGATTGGGCTGATAACTACGAGTACCCAGACTTGCCTGAGAACACGGTTGGCCTCGGCGATGCTATTGACAAGGCCAAGCAACAGGAGATTGAGGAGTGAGCGCCGCCCTACAGAGCGCCATAGACCAAACGCACGGCATCTACAGCTGGCGTATGACGGACGAGGGTCTCCGAGCCTTTGTCCAATCTACTCCTGGGGCTAAGCCTACCAAGTGCGACTGGGCACCGCTCGACGGCTCTCAACGGAACTTCCTCCGGTGTAACACGACCGAGGTCTTGTACGAAGGGACGCGAGGTCCAGGTAAGACTGACGCCCTCCTTTTTGACTTCACTCGGGACGTAGACAAAGGCTGGGGCCGGGAGTGGCGTGGTATCTTGTTCCGTCGTACCTATCCCGAGCTCCAAGACGTTATCGAGAAGAGCAAGAAATGGTTTCCTATGTTCTACCCGGAAGCCAAGTTCAATGAATCAAAGTCTGAGTGGTCCTTCCTGGACGGGGAGAAGCTCCTGTTCAGGCACTTCCTACGGATCGCCGACTATTGGGCCTACCACGGCCACGCCTACCCTTGGATGGCTTGGGAAGAGCTCACCACCTGGCCAGATATGAACGGTTACCACAAGATGAAGTCTTGTTCGCGTTCTCCTGTACCTGGAATGCCGATCCGTATTCGCTCGACCACGAACCCCTACGGCCCAGGCCATAACGCAGTGAAGTCGTACTTCCACCTGCCTATACCGGCTAACAAACCTTACCAGCTGTTGAAGAACCTGGAGGACAAGGACGGCAACCCGCAGCCCAACCGGGCGGTTTTCCGAGGCAAGCTCGTAGAGAACAAGGTCCTGCTATCGGCTGACCCCAGCTACGTCAACAGGCTCCGGTCTTCGGCGCGATCTGAGGCGGAGCTCAAGGCGTGGATGGAGGGTGACTGGAACATCGTTGCTGGAGGAATGTTTGACGACGTATGGGACGACACAGTCCACGTTCTTCCGAAGATACCCTGGGACATGATTCCGAGCACGTGGAAGATAGATCGCTCGTTTGACTGGGGCTCCTCCAAGCCCTTCGCAGTAGGTTGGTGGGCACATTCGGATGGCTCTGACCTGACCTTGCCGGACGGGACGGTTCGGTCTACTATCCGGGGCGACCTGATACGTGTCAGGGAATGGTATGGTTGGACCGGGGAACCCAATGAGGGGATCAAGGCCCTTGCAAAAGATATCTCGAAAGGTATTCGCGAACGTGAGAAGCTATGGGGCATCATCGGAAGAGTACAACCCGGCGTCGCCGATAGCTCGATCCATGATATCGAGAACGGGACCGGCATCGCTGCGGATATGTCGAAGAAAGTCCGACTTGATAGTGGCGAGCAGGTCAACGGGACTATGTGGCACCGCGCCGATAAGCGTCCAGGCTCTCGGAAACAGGGCTGGAACGCTATGCGGACCCGCTTCAAGGCCTCCAAGCGGGGGCCGAACGGCGAACCGCGAGAGAACAAGGGTTTGTTCATTACCGAGTATTGTGAGCAATTCCTTCGGACTGTACCGGTCCTCACGCGAGATGACAAAGACCAAGACGACGTCAACACAGAGACTGAAGACCACATCGCCGACGAAACGCGATATATGGTCCGTCACGCCGAGCGTCAATCCGGCGGTGGCACGACTAGAGGAACGTAAGGTATGACCGACACTGTAAACAACAAGCATCCGAGTTTCTCGGAGTTCGTTGAAGACTGGATCACTATGCGTCACACCTATCGCGGCTCTCGGGTTATCAAGGACCAGTCCACAGTCTACCTGCCCCCTACTGGTGCTCACCGGGAGGACGGCTATCCGAACGTGAACACGGTAGGATACAACGCTTATCACGCCTACAAGGACAGAGCGATCTTCCACGAGTTTGTCTCGGACGCGGTTGAAGGCGCTCTTGGCGTCATGCATATGAAGCCTCCGGTGATCGAGCTACCAGAGCAGCTTGAGTTTATGCGCGATAACGCGACGGCCAATGGTGAGAGCCTTGAGCAGCTTCTTCGTCGGATTAATGAGCAGCAGCTTGTCGCTGGTCGTCTTGGGCTGTTGGTAGACCTCCCGGCCTCTCCGTCGGCAAAGGTCCTGCCTTACATCGCCCTGTACCAGGCTGAAGCTATCATTAACTGGGACGACGCCCTTGGCTCCGATCTTCGCCTGGGCAACCTTAACCTCGTTGTGTTGAACGAGAGCGGGAACATTCGAAAGAATATCTTCACTTGGGATTGGGAAGAGCGCTATCGCGTCCTCTTGCTTGGTGACGCTACAGAGAACGAAGGCAAAGGAGAGGCTGCTGCTTACAAATACGGCGTCTTCGCCGGGGCGAACGCTACCTTCAACGAGGCTGTTATGGCGACCCCTTCAATTGGAGGTAACGTCCCGGGCTCTATTCCGTTCGTGTTTATCAATTCCAAGGATATTATTCCAAGCCCGGACGATCCTCCCCTCAAGGGCCTTGCTGATCTGTCAATTTCCGCGTACCGGGCGGAAGCAGACTACCAACAGAACCTTTATATGCAGGGCCAGGATACTCTGGTCACCTCAGGCTTTATCTCTGAGGACGCTGACAAGGCTCTTCGTACTGGTGCAGGGGCTCGGATTGATCTCCCTATGGGCGGAACAGCCGAATACATTGGGGTGTCTTCTGAAGGGCTATCTGAACAACGAACCGCTATTGAGAACCTCCTTGCCGAGGCTGGACAGAAGGGCGGTCAGTTGCTTGACTCCACGTCTCGTCAGAAGGAGAGCGGCGACGCTCTGGCCATTCGCGTTTCATCTCGGACGGCTACCCTTCAAACGGTCGCTTTATCAGGTGCCGCTGGCCTCGAACGGTCACTGCGCCACGCCGCTGAGTGGGTCGGGGCCGATCCTTCCTCAGTAGTGGTTACTCCGAACCTTGACTTTGTTGACGACCAGCTGGACAGCCGTTCTCTCGCCGAGTATATGACAGCTAAGACTATGGGCGCACCAATTTCTAACCAGACGATTCACTCGATTATGGAGAAGAAGGGCGTCACAGAGATCGACTTCGAAGAAGAAATGGCTTTGATAGCGGCTGAAGAGCCCTTAATTGAGGGCGATGATCGTGGTGTAGACGACGAGGACGAGGACGAGGACGAGAATGACGACACCAATACCAACGGAGGAGACGCTTAGTCTCCTTGAAGAGGCCCTGGACTCAGCCCTCTCTATACTTGAGCCCGGGGGAGATATCCTCGTCTGTAGGGGAGCTCGTCTTTGCGACGGCCTTTTTGACCCTAACCATCCAACTTGCCCTTGGTGCTATCGTATTGACTCCGAAGACGAAAGAAGTCTAAGAACGATGGCAGAGGACATTCTAAACCCTCCCGAGCATTAAGGAACAACCTATGCCGACTAAGGTCTCAGAGGAAGTTTTTATTCATGAGTACCTGGCGAACGAAGGGACCTACAAGGACCTTGCTGAGCGTCTTGGCCTATCACAGCGCACTGTATACAAGCGGATTAAGAGCTGTGTAGAAAAAGGGAAGCTCAACAAAGATCGAGCAGTCCCGAACTGGAAGCCCGGGTCGGGACGGAAAATCACCAAGGTTTCGACGCAGCTGGATCGGGACGGAACCCCTACTTCATATTCCGTACAAGAGATGCCGCAACTTGAGGACGACGTCTTCGCCGATCCCCTCGCCCGACCAGTCAGGGTCTCTACCCTTCGAGGGGCCGACGGGCAGATCAGGGCTCAGTGGGAGATAACGACCCCCGGCGAGGAAGAAGCAGCAAATAATATGAAGGAGATGGCCGAGGCCCTCTCCGAAGACATCACCAGGATTGAACCTACCCCTACTGAGGCTCTCCTCTACCAGCCCGACCTCACCAACCTGTATGTCCTATCGGACGCCCATATCGGCGGTTTGTCTTGGGCTCCTGAAGTTGGGGATGATTGGGACCTTGCTATTGCTGAGGTTATGTTCACGAAGGCAATGGCGACTATGATCCACGCCTCGCCTTCAGCCTCCAACGCTATCGTAGCCCTCCTCGGGGACTGGATGCACTATGATAAGTTTGAGGCTGTGACGACCCTGTCGGGTAATATATTGGACAGCGACGGTCGTCGCGGTAAGATGAACAAGACCGCGATCAGGATCGCTCGCCGGGTCGTCAACGAGGCCCTCCTTCATCACGAGACCGTCACCCTACTCGTCGCCGAGGGGAACCACGATATCATCGCAGCGAACTGGTTGCGCGAACTCTTCATTGTGGCCTTCGAGAACGAGCCCCGGGTCACAGTCGTCGAAGACGAGCGCCCATACTATGCAGTTCTGGTCGGGGACGTCTTCGTTGGGTTCCACCACGGTCACTACAAGTCCTTGGGAAAGGCTCCGAAGAACGCTGAGGACCTAACCGCGATCTTTGCAGACGAGTTTCGGGAGATGTGGGGTCAGGCAAAGAAAGTCTATATCCACACTGGCCACCTTCACTATGCGACTGAAGTCGAACCGAGAGGTGCCCGGGTCATACAACACCCAACGCTGGCTACCAGGGACGCCTACGCAGCACGCCGGGGGTGGGGTTCCCTTCGAGAGGCCCGAGGTATAACCTACCACAGCCGTTGGGGACAGACAGGCACAGTCAATATCTCCCCAGAAATGCTTGACGAAGTTTAGAAAGGATCGACCCTTGAAGAGATACCAGAAACTCGTAGTCATAGAACGCAATGGCAGGTACTTCGGACGCGCAGGGAATGGACCTGAGTGGGTAGATGAGTTGAGGTTCGCCTCAGTCTGGCCTGAAAAGCAGGGTAAGATGAAAGCTGACATTGATATCGGAATGCCTTGTAACCTTCTCCCGGTCGAACCGAAATTGATTGGGAATTGATATGGCCACCGTCAACGAGGAGTTCTTCGACGCCCTGGTGCGTCACCAAGTCTTCCTGCTCCGCCTCTCCCAGGGTATGCAGAAGAGCATAGAACGTATTCTTGACGAGACCGAGGCTGATATTGTTTCCCAGATCGCCCGTAGAGCTAAGCGTTTCCCGGATGGCCCGACCACACAGAACTTCATTCGCTTGAGGCTCCTTGAGAGGTCCATCCGAACGACCCGGCTCCGGGCTTGGGACGAGGTAACAGACCTTTGGGTCAAGGAGATGAGGGAGCTGGCGAAGACTGAGCCTGCTTTTGTCCAAGGCCTCCTCCACACAGTCGCGCCGGTAGTCCTTGATACGATCCTCCCCGGATCACCCCTTCTTGAGGCGCTCGTCAACGCTCGTCCGTACCAAGGAAAGGTTCTGAAGGATTGGGCCAAGGGAGTAGCGCAGACCGACCTTGACCGCATCCTCGGGTCAGTGAGGATCGGTATGGTTCAAGGCGAGAGCGCCTCCCAGATCAGCCGTCGGATTGTAGGCACAACTAGGACGTCCGGTCGTAATGGCCTTACAGAGATCACCCGGCGGAACGCTAACGCTATAACCCGGACAATTATAAACGGGGTCGCGAACTCCGCCCGGGACGCTTTCTTCGTAGCCAACACTGATCTCTTCTCGGAGGAGGTCTACGTTGCCACTCTCGATAGCCGGACA